TAACTCTGCTATTGGATTATCTGGATACTTTACTGATTGGAGACATGTATGGCCAGATGAGTTTATGGCTGTAAAGGAAATGACTTATGAATACATCAAGTCATTAGAACCAAAACAGACAGAAATTAATTTTGGATAAGCTGTTGACTTCAAATCAAGAAATTAGTATAATAGTTGTATAAGTTAAGGAAATAAGTAAGGAGAAATTATGGAAAACTTTGAAATTAATAGAGACTACTACAGACCGTTTGATCTTGTAGAGAAGCCTAGATACGAAGCACCTAATGGTGTATCATCTGACGACCAATATATGTTAGCTGGTAGAAGCTATAGATGTCTTGGTCCTGGTAGAGAAGCTGGGTTATTTACTAACTCTAATGCTACTGAAGCTGATAGACTTTCAAGGAAGTTTCCTTCATACGAAGGTGATTCTATCGAAGGTTCTGCTAAGAAGGCTTTCTTCGATGGCGACTTAGTTAGATGGAAGTCTAACGGTAGAATACCTTTCGGTGATATGTTGCTTGACTTCTATCACTGTGGATACATTACTAAAGATCAAATGATCAAGTCTGCTATCGAGCATGAGAGAGGTAATGAAGAGTTTTGGGATAATGTTACTACTGAAAGATTCAAGTGTGAAGACACTGGTGAATGGATGGTAAGATTTGTACCAAGTGATAAGAGCTTCGATGAAGAAGTTGAATATGTAGACCAAAGGAGTGTAGCATAATGAGAGAGTGGGATCAATTATCAGAGAAGGAGCAACTGCTCCAGTATATCTCAGACGAGTACAAGCGTGCTTATGGGATGAGACCTAGAGGCGACTTCTATAACAATAGAACTGTCGAGCAGCTTAGAGTTGATCTTGATGAGCTCAATGCTTACGCTAACAAAGTCTATGACGAAGAGAAGGCTTTGGAAGTTGAAAAACTCGAAGAGTTTGAAGAAAGACTATTCTGGATTCAGCAAGAGCTAGGTGCAGAGAATAGAATGCAAGCTCTTAGATGGGTTGTCCAGGATGACGAAGATGCTCAAATGGATCCAGGATACTTCATGTATCTGAATGGATTCTCTGAGTATACTAATGATGCTGCAAGACATCTTCTTCAAGACATCATTACTATCAATAAACAACTAGCTGCCTAGTTGACTTATAAATACAATTAGCATATAATAATATGCAAGTCGGGGGAGTACTCGAGTCTCCCACCGGCGATATTGACACATACACACAGGAGAAAATTATGTCAGATAAAAAATCAGGCTATGAAATACGAGCCGACTTGCTTTCGCAAGCTCAGGGGTTATTGATCGATAACAGAAACTTAATCACAGACAAATATCACAATATGGTTTGTAGAGCACAAGAACAGAAAGATGTTCCTTGGCCAGAATACCCATCGGAATTATCTATTCCAGTATCGGCACAAGATGTTATCAACGTTGCAAAACAGTTTAACGACTTTGTAAACGAGAAGTAATCGTAACCTGCTCGTAGCTCAATGGATAGAGCATTAGCCTTCTAAGCTAAGGGTTGTAGGTTCAAGTCCTACCGAGCAGGCCAAATTTATTTACGTGTTGACCTATAATGCGTAATACTGTAAGATAAATACTATTATGGCATTCAGTACAGCACCTACAAGCACTAACTTTCTATCCCCGCTAGGGTTTAGATTTAGTATAAAGAAACTACCAACAGTCAACTTCTTTGTTCAGTCTGTTAGTATTCCTGCAATCACAGTAGGTGAGATTCCAATTGCTACACCTTTTTCAACTAAAATACAAATGCCAGGTGATCTAGTTTCATTTGGAGACTTGGTTGTTACATTTAGAGTTGATGAAGATATGGCAAACTATTTAGAAATATATAACTGGATTAGATCCATAACAAGAATAGATAATTTTACAGATGATGCAACGGCTTGGAGCAATGAAGCTAACAATCCAATGAGTGATGAAAGAGTTTATAGTGATGCTAGTTTAACAATATTAAACAGTGCTATGAATCCTAACAAAGAAATATCTTTCGCAGACTGTTATCCAATAAGTCTCACAGACGTTCCATTGAATACAACTTTATCAGATATAGATTATGTAGAATGTACAGCATCTTTCAAGTTTAGAAAGTTTGATGTACTGTCAGCGAGTTAATTGAAAGAGAATAAGAAGAGAGCAATCAGAGAAGCTATAACGGATACCTTACTAGGTACTGCTATCATGTTTCCATTAAACTATTTGGTGGTTTATATCACCTTAGACCTGTTGTCTTTTAATTCGTTTCAGATTACAATATCATCTACAATAACCTTATTCTTCGTAGCAGTATGGAGAAAGGCAACTGTTAGATTATACTTTGAGAAAAAATATGACGCTAGAAGAAATACAAGCACAGTGGAGTAAAGACGCTAAGATAGATAGAGTGGAGCTAGGTGAAGAAGCTATCAGGATTCCTCAGATACATTCTAAGTACTTTAAAATTTATTCTACAGAAAGACTAACTCTTAAGAAGATGCAAGAGGATAGTAAACAGTTATGGAAAGACCTATGGGAATACTACCAAGGCAACTTTGATTACGAAGAACTAAAAGAAAGAGGTTGGGATCAAATCAATATGAAAATATTGAAAGCAGATATACAGATTCATATTGATGCTAACCAGATATGGATTGACAACAATCTAAAGGTAGCATATCAAAAAGAGAAAGTAGAATTCCTAGAATCAATTATCAAATCACTTAACGGCAGAGGATTCAATATTAATGCTGCAATCCAGTGGGAGAAGTTTAAAGTTGGAATCTAATGGAAACCTTAATAGTCAATAAAGTAAACGAAGTCCACATGACAGTTGATTGTGATGGTGGATCATGTTGGGAGCTACAGGATTATTTTACATTCACTGTTCCTGGTATGCAGTTTATGCCTGCAGTAAGAAACAAGTTTTGGGATGGTAAGATAAGACTATTCAATCCACAAAACAAAAAGATATATGCTGGACTACTTCCTCATGTAGAAAAGTTTGCAGAAGAAAGAGGATACAATCTTATTGTTGATCCAGTATTTGCAGACGATGAGTTTAGTTTAGCAGAAGCAAAACAATTTACTAAAAATCTTAACTTACCATTTGAGGTACGTGACTATCAGTTGGATGCATTCGCACATGCCATAAAGAAAAGACGTTCACTAATGTTATCACCAACAGCAAGTGGTAAGTCTCTTATCATATATCTTATCACAGCATATCTGATGACAAGAATGTACAATACAAATGGAACAGGAAGAACATTAATTATTGTTCCTACAGTATCATTAGTACAACAAATGGCTGGAGACTTCAAATCATATGGATACAATAACAATATACATTGTATAACTGCTGGAGTAGATAAAGAGACTACAGAAGATGTTGTAATATCTACTTGGCAATCAATACATAAGATGCCAAAGAAATGGTTTGAACAATTTGATTTAGTTATTGGTGATGAAGCTCATTTGTTTAAGAGTAAATCATTAACAGGAATAATGACTAAGACAGTTGGAACAAAGTACAAGTATGGTTTCACAGGAACATTAGATGGAACACAAACACATAGATTAGTATTAGAAGGATTGTTTGGTGCAGTAGAAAAAGTAACAACAACAAAAGAACTTATAGACAAAGGAACATTGTCTGAGTTTAAGATAAAGTGTATTGAATTACAATACCCAGAAGATGTAAAACAGTTGCATAAGAATGATAAATACCAAGACGAGGTAGACTTTCTTGTAAGGAATGAATCAAGGAATAGGTTCTTAAGAAACCTAGCTTTGAGCTTAAAAGGAAACACCTTACTGTTATACAACTTTGTAGAGAAACACGGTAAGCCTTTATTTGCAGAAATAGAAACAGCAATCAAGCAAGGTATAGAAAAAGACAGAAAAGTATTTTTTGTATCTGGTGAAGTAGATGGATCTGCAAGAGAAGAGATAAGGCATATTGTAGAGAAAGAAGACGATGCAATTATCGTTGCAAGTTATGGAACCTTTAGTACAGGTGTTAACATAAAGCGTCTTCATAATATTATATTCTCAAGTCCAAGTAAATCTCGTATAAGAGTTTTACAAAGTATTGGTAGAGGATTAAGAACAGGTGATAACAAGGACGTCGCTACATTATTTGATATAGCTGATAACTTGAAGTGGAGAAGTAAGAATAACTTTACACTTGATCACTTTGCAGAAAGAATAAAAATGTACAACGAAGAGAAGTTCGACTACAAGTTGTACAAAGTAACACTGAAGTAATGGATACAGATAAACTAGCAACACTAAAGTTAATGAATGGTGAAGAACTCATTGCAATAGTTGAGGAAGGTCCAGATCCATTATCAATCACAGTAATAAATCCAGTAGTAGTACATAAGAACAATGGTCCTTTAGGTCCAGTATTATCTGTATCACACTGGTTAATGTTTACAAAATCGAATTCAGCGGTGATAAAAAAGTCAAAAGTCGTTGCCTTACAATACGGTTTAGAGGATAATACCATAGAACATTACGAGAAGTTTACTCAAGGTAGAGGTGAAGTTGTAACCCTTGACGATCAAAGTAGGTTACAAGATATCATCGAAAGGTCTATTAAGAAAGTAGTAGCAGGAGAAGGTAGTGAAGAGCACCTTGAGGAAACAGAATTAACATCTAACACTACCATACATTGATATGCCAAGAGCGAGATCAGAACATTACGTTGATAACAAATTACTTTATGAAGAGATGGTTAAGTATCTCAACTCAGTAAAAGAAGCAGAAGAATCAGATAGTGATAAGCCAAAGATACCTGAGTATATTGGTGAATGCTTACTAAAGATTTCAACAAGACTATCAACAAAACCAAACTTTATAAACTATACATACAGAGATGAAATGATTAGTGATGGAATTGAGAACTGTGTTAACTACATAGGAAACTTCAATCCAGAAAAGTCTAACAATCCATTTGCATACTTTACACAGATTATATACTTTGCATTCCTTAGAAGAATACAAAGAGAAAAGAAACAGTTATACATTAAACATAAGTCATTAGAAAGAGCAATGGTACATGATGGTCTAGCTGATCACTTTGATGGTGAGGCTAAAGGAGATCAAGGTGCATATATCAATCTTGATACACCATACATGAATGACTTTGTAGAAAACTTTGAACGTAAAGAAGCTGAGAAGAAACAAGCTAGGGTAAAGAAAAAAGGTTTAGAGAATTTTGTTGAGGAAGATAAGAAGTGAAGATAGCTTTAGTTACAGACCAACACTTTGGAGCAAGAAACGATAGTAAAAAGATTGCAGACCATATGCAAAAGTTTTACGATAATGTTTTCTTTCCAGAGATTGATAAGAGAGGTATTGATACTGTAATCAATCTTGGTGATACATTTGATAGAAGAAAGTATATTTCATTTACCTCATTGAAGAGAGCTAAAGAAATGTTCTTCAATCCATTAGCTGAAAGGAATATTCATATGCATGTTATGGTTGGTAATCATGATAGCGTGTATAAGAATACATTAGAAGTTAACAGTATTGATTTGTTACTAGAAGAATATGATAACATTACTACATACATTGATCCAGAAGTTGTAGAGTTTGATAACACTAAGATTATGTTTGTACCATGGATATGTGATCAAAACGAAGAAGCTACATTTGTATTAGCAGATAAGACTGATGCACAAATACTATTAGGTCATTTAGAACTATCAGGTTATCAAATGTACAAGGGTGGATTTATTGATCACGGTATATCAGATAAGTGGTTAAAGAAGTTTGAGCTAGTATGTAGTGGACACTATCATCACAAATCAGTAAATGGTAATGTAAATTATCTTGGTACAGAATATGAACTTACTTGGAGTGACTACGACGATCAAAAAGGATTTCATATATTAGATACAGATACAAGAACAATTGAGTTCATACCTAATCCTCATGTACTATTCCATAAGGTATGGTATGATGATACAGATTTAGATATGGCTGGTCTGTTAAAGCAGACAGAAACATTTGATCAATACGAAGGTAGAATTGTTAAAGTTATTATCAAGAACAAAGACAATCCTACATTGTTTGATGTGTTCATAGAGAAACTTGAGAAAGTAGAACCTATGCAAGTACAAGTAGTACAAGATCACTTACATTTAGATATGGAAGATGATGAAGATATTGTAGACGAAGCAGAAGACACAATGACTATATTGAATACTGTAGTTGACAATTTAGAGATTAAGAATGATAAGCAAGACTTACAAAAATTACTGAGAAGTTTATACGACGAAGCATTACAGATTAGTTAAATTATATTATGATACATTTTGAAAAGATTAGATTCAAGAACTTCCTGTCATATGGAAACTCTTGGACAGAACTAGACCTAAACAAACATAAAGATACTCTCATTGTAGGAGAGAATGGAGCAGGTAAATCTACCTTCTTAGATGCATTATCATATGCATTGTATATGAAACCTTTTAGAAAGGTAAACAATCCACAACTTGTAAACAGTATAAACAAGAAACATTTATTCGTAGAAGTAGAGTTTAAGGTTGGTGGTAATCATTACAAAGTATGTAGAGGCCATGCACCAAGAAAGTTTGAAGTGTACCAGAATGGTGATCTACTTAACCAAGATGCTCATACAAAAGACTATCAGAAAGTATTAGAACAAAACATTCTGAAGATGAACTACAAATCATTTACACAGATTGTAGTATTGGGTTCTAGGAACTTTGTACCTTTCATGCAATTGTCTACTGTAGACAGACGTTCTGTTATAGAGGACTTATTAGATATACAAATCTTTAGTATCATGCAAGGTATACTAAAAGATAAGGTAGCAGAGAACAAAGCTGCATTACAAGATAACCAATACAATGTAAACTTAGTAACCGAAAAGATAGATGTACAACAAGAATATATTGATAAGATTAACGAAGATCAAGAGGCAGTACTCCTCAAAATCCAGAATCAGATAAATGAAAAGACAGTAGAAGTTGAAAACCTTGTTGATGAACAAGAAGCACTACTAAAACAATCTAAAGAACTAGCTCAACAAGCTAACCCATTAGAAGATGTAAGTAATAAAATCCAACAGTTCTTAGCGTTGGAAACACAAATAGAAAGTAAACTAACAAAGCTGAAAAAGCAACTAAGGTTCTATGAAGAGAATGATAGTTGCGATACATGCGGACAGGAGATAGCAGATGAATTCAAACAAAGACAAATCGAAGTTTCTAACACGTCTATCTCCGAGACAACGAGCGGCCTTAAGCAGCTCGAACAGGAAATTAGTAAGAGCTCTAATCGTGTCACAGCACTCAAAGAACTTAAAGAACAATCCGACGAACTTGCCAGAGATGCAGCCAATAAGGGTAGTACTGCAACAGCGATTGAACAAATTATTGAAAGTCTGCAAACAGAGCTTGAAGAGATTCAAGTGCAGACTGGTGAAGACGGAAAAGCAAACATAAAGCTCAATGAGCTCAACGAACAATTAGAAGAACATAACAAACAGAAAGTAGACCTTAGAAGAAAGCAATCTGTATTAGATACAGCTAGAACATTGTTAATGGATACTGGTATCAAACAAAGAATCATTAAACAATATGTTCCTGTTATCAATAAACTAATTAACAAATACTTAGCTGCAATGGAATTCTTTGTAGACTTTCACTTAGATGAAGAGTTCAAAGAGACTATACGTTCACGTCATAGAGACGACTTTGCATATGCATCTTTCTCAGAAGGAGAGAAGATGAGAATAGATTTAGCATTGTTGTTTACATGGAGAGCTATTGCTAAGTTAAAGAATAGTGCAAGTACTAATATCCTTATTATGGATGAGATATTTGATAGTAGTTTAGATACTTCTGGCACAGAAGAATTCTTGAAGATAATAAAAGAGTTGACTTCTGATACAAATATCATTATAATAAGCCATAAGACAGATCAACTGTTGGATAAATTTAGTAATGTAGTAAGATTTGAGAAGCACAAGAACTTCAGTAGGATTGTAGAATGACAGAGTTTAAAAAGAAGTACAACTTAGTACCTGCTAATGATCCATTGCTTAATACAAAGTTAGAACTATTTGATTTCTATAATCCACCTGTAGATCCAGTAGAGTTAGGTGAAGAGTTATTAGGACACATGAGACATTTTGGTGGCATTGGTTTATCAGCTAACCAACTTGGACTTCCATATAGAGTATTTGTAATGGAAGGAAGTCCTGGATTCGTTTGTTTCAATCCAAGAATAACTGCTAAAGTAGATGAAGTTGTAAAGTTAGATGAAGGATGTTTAAGTTATCCTGGACTATATGTTAAGAAGGAAAGACCGGCACAGATAAGAGTTGCATACATAGATCAATATGGTGTGAGTCAAGTCAAGAAGTTCAGTGGTATAAGTGCTAGAATATTCCAACATGAGTTTGAACATATGGAAGGAGATAACTTCTTAGAAGGTATTGGACCAATGGCTTTGAGGATGGCTAAAGAAAGGCAACAAAAGTTAATAAAGAAAGTACAGCGTCAAGCTAGGAGAGCTAAAAGAAATGAAAGTAAATCTAATATACGGAACTGAGACAGGATTCACCAAGATGGTTGGTGAAAAGATTCTAAGAAAGTTAGCAGTAAACAATTACTGGTGTTCAATGAAAAAGATTGATCAGTTAGAACCTAAAGATTGGACAGACTGTGACCTTACAATCATAGGTGCACCTACTTGGTGTGAACCTAGACTAGATGAATATGGTCAGTACTCTGATGATTGGAATGATTACTATGAGACATTTCGTGACATTGACTTTACAGGACAAAGAGTTGCATTGTATGGATTAGGTGATGCAGTTGGTTATGGTAATAACTTTGTAGATGCTTTAGGTATGATGGCTGAAGTAGTACTTAAGAATGGTGGTACATTATATGGTAGAGTAACAACTGATGATTATGAATATCCAGAATCAAAAGGTATAGATGATGATGGATTATTTTATGGTCTACCTATTGATGAAGATAACGAATCAGACTTAACAGATGGTAGAGTTGATAAATGGATAACACAACTAAAAGAAGAAATAAATTGGAACCCGGACGACACAATTAAAGATGCATAATAACGTATACGCATATTCAGAAATATTTGACTCAATACAAGGTGAGGGAGAGTACACTGGATATCCTACTGCGTGGTTAAGATTCTATCTTTGCAACCTACAATGTAATGGTTTCAGTCAAGATGATCCAACAGATCCGAGTACATACAAACTACCATACAAAGACTTTGATCTAATTAAAGTAAACAGATTAGAAGAACTACCTGTATGGGAATATGGTTGTGATAGTTCATACTCTTGGTCTAAGAAGTTCAAACATCTACAACATAGACTTACATCAAGAGAGATAGCAGATAAGATTAGAGCTGAGTTTACTAACGAACATAACAAAGGTAAGTGGCTCAATAGACATATGTGCTTTACTGGAGGTGAACCTCTAATGAAACATGCACAGTTATGTACAATGGAAGTAATGCAACACTATCTAAATGATGACGACTATCCTAAGTTCATTACATATGAAACTAATGGTACACAGATGCCA